TTGCTGAGTTGCTAGTGCTTTTGCTTGGGCTAAGGCATTCCCAGTCAACTTTTCTTGACCGCTTGCTAGAAGCTTGGTTTTAACATCTAGTTCGGTTATTGAAATACCGAGAGTTTTAAGTTGCTCACGCTCACCGAGCATCGCCTTCGAAAAGATTCCCGCTATTTCCGCAGCAGACTTTGTTCCGCCAGACCATTCAGATAGTGCAGCAGAAAGCCCAACCGTTTCAGTCGTTAACGCCGCCGCTTCTTTTCTCGAAAATCCCATTGGAACCAAAAGGTCTTGGAATCCTGCTGCAAGCATTAACGTTTCTTGACGAGTTGAACCCATCGATAATCGAACCGAGTCAGCCCATTTACTGATCTCTGGTAAATTGTCTCCGAATACCGTAGCGATCTTATTCGCGCCTAGTTCAAGTTGAGCTGTAGCCTGAAATACTTTTACTCCAGCGACTGCAGCCGCTACCCCGACCGCAGCGATAGCCCCTGCTGCCATAAGCGGCCCTTTGATTTTTGATAGCCCGTCTAGCTTACCGCCGAAGCGATCTAGATTTTTTTCTGCGCCTTTAGAATCTAAGGCGAGCTCAGCGTTTATTTTGCTACCTCTAGCCATCAGATCTACCCATCTCAACTATCGACGCGATCTGATATACAGAGATATCCTCAGCCAATAATTGACTTGGTAGACATCCGTATCGTTCACATAACGAATCGATCATCTGTGCTATTTCCAACTCTCTCGGCTTCGTTACTTCGTGCCCATTTTTATCTACTCCGCCACCGACGTGTTTCCACTTCTCTATTCGCTGGCGGATACCTTGGGGTTTGCGACTTCATCACTCCAAGCCGTCAGGATAGCCCCTGACAAATCTGCATCGAGTGATAACATCCCATCTCCATTAGCTTCTACTTCTCCCTCATCTGTTTCCAAATTCCAAGAGACTAGAACGAGATCGCCAAACGACATCATAGGAGCAGCGATATCTTCGGTGTCTCCCATCGTTATAGCGATCATCGTTGCCATAGAAGGTTTAGTGATGCAGGTAAATTCCGCACCTTTGTAATCGCCGTTCAATTGAACCGTGATTTGTTTTGCCTTCGGTATTATAAATCCCATAAATTACACCGTCGTCCAAGCTGGAACTATCCCGCTTTGGAGTGATAGTTCAGCGGTCCATCCTAGCGAGCCATCAGCGCCGCGAGTTTGCCCGTAACTGCTGATCAGCATTTCCATTGAAAGCTTCGGATTGCCTCCAGTGTTGCCGCCCACGCAATACGTCGCCGTTCTTGTATTGCTCATATTTGCGAAGACGGCATGTTCCATATTGGCCGCGCCGTCGAATGCACCGCTGACAGAAAAAGTTCCATCACCTAGAAGCTGCAACCGCTCCACTCCGCTTTTATCTATACCCGTTACATCTTGCAACGCTCGGGTTGTTGTTGGCGATAAGCTAACTACATCCAAGCTGATTTCTCTCAGCGTTCCGCTAGAGTCATCAACCGCAAAATAATCACCTAATCCACTCTGTTTAGCCATTAGTAATCTCCTTTTCTATAGCCTTGCAAATTGCATCACAAACACTAGGTCTGTAAATGTTCCCGTTGAAGCCACACGGACATATCTGTTCACCGTGCCTGTGGCGCTAATTGATTCGCTTGTTCTACCAGTTGCCCCTGTGAACGTCAGCAAATCTGCGTATGTAATATCGTCTGTTGAATGTTGAACTTTTATGTCTGCGGTCCCAGAGGCAACCGATTCGATCGATACAACCCCGATCGCTCCCGCGCTTGTTGAACTTGTGTTGTCGACCGCTGCGCTGTTAGCTGCTGAAGCGTCAGTTTGATCGGGCCCATCGGTAAGGACCACTCCCCAGTTAAGGCCCTTACCGTTGGACGTCGAGAATTCAACGGTCGTGGTGATCGCTGAACCTTCTCCCCTGTTAATTCCGTAACTGCCTTGATCAGCGACCATCCCGCAAGCGTGGTCTCCACGGCTTGTTCCGTCTGTCACAATCACTTCCGAGTCTGCAGAAATGCTTTTGAAAGCGTCATGCGAAAAGTCAGCCGCGTTATCGAAATAACCATTAACCGATACGATCGCATCTCGCAAACCCACGATCCGTTCCATTGCGGACTTAGCCAGCGGGGTAACGTCCAACAGCGTTTGGGTTTGTCCGATACCCGAGATCGCATTCACGTCTGTGTTTAGGTCGTGACCGTTCGCATAAATTCGTACACCTAATCCATTAGTCTTCGCCATTTAAATCTCCGTTCTCATCTACCTCAGCAATTGATCCGTCTTGTATTAACTGCTTAATTGTGGCGGCTTTCACGCCGCTTGGGAAGTCGAAATTCTTGCCCGCTTCAAAATACTTGTCCTTGTAGGAAATGCCAACCACAGCGCGATACTTCCCCACATCAATGAACTGTCCGTTATCGTCTCTTCTTTTTGTCATGGGGTAATCACCGACTCTCCGTATATTTCTACATCGAAGGGAATCGTAACAATCCGATAGATGATCCCTCCTATTTCTTCATGGCTCACTTCTGTATCTAATGGATGCGAATCAGTGCAGTTACCTGATAAATTAGAATCGCCGCGTAGTGCTGATTTTATATTAACAATGGCGTCCCATACTTCGGCTTCGATAGTCTCGCGCACATCAGGAGATGACTGCATTCGCCAATAACACTGAATGATGAATGTCGCTGTGGTGGAAGAATCTCCAAAGGTAGTAAATAATTCGTTATGCGATTCAAGCCAGAAAGCCGCGATCGGAGTTGTTGGAATAGATAACGGCTCGCCCTGATACACCGCTGTGAAGGTAGGAGATGCGACGCCACTAATTAGCGAATCGATTGTACTAATTACACCAGAGCGCGTCATCAGTTCATCTTCTTACTGACGCCGACAAGCATCATCTTTTCAACTCGCTTTTGTTGCCCGAATTTTGTAGCTGTTTTTCTGAACATGTGATAACCGCGAAATCGAGTCATCGTTCCCCAGCGTGGATGTCGTCCACCTTCTTCTACCCAACGGGTGTATGGAACGTTTTTACTCGGGTGGCCTTTGGATGAATCTATAACGATTCTCTGTTTTTTGAACTTGTCATCTTTGCGCCATGTGATTTTGGATTTCAGGCGCCCAGTATCCACACCATGATTTGGATAAAGCTGACGCTTTACATCTTTAACCATTGAGTCACCAATAATCGCCAAACCCTCTGCAACTCCTTTTCGGAGATTGGTTTTGGGATGCTTCAGCGGTCCTTTAACTGTGACCTTGAGTTGCGGTTTTATGGCCATTAAAATATGACCCCCGCGTTCGCAGTATGAGCGCGGTAACGTGCTAATTCTTTCAGCGTGTTTTTGGCTTCGTTAGCTGGAAACGCTAATGCGACATCACCTGATCCGAAAGAATCCTGAACGCCCATATCTCTGTTTCGGTATTCGATCCGCGCAAGGTCGAGACAGGTTTGCATTACGTCAGCGGGATATGTGTACGCAACAACATCAACGCCCGTGAGATGAGTTGCGGCTGTAGTTCCGTGAACGCCTCGAATGACTGTGAGATCATTGGTCGCAATTGATTCGACATACATCTGCTCAGTTCCAACAAGGATCGTGCTGCCTTCTGATAACGTCGCCCCCGATGTTACCGTGACAGTTGTGGCCGCCGCGTCAGTGATAGCCCCGTTTAAAGTAGTCGCAGATGAAGTTGTATTTTGCCAACCAAACGTACCGACGATCTCAAGAGTCTGCTGCCCTGCGTAGAATTGCTTAGCTGTATCTTCGTTGAGTTTCAATTCAAATTTTGGACTGGTGTTGTACGGCATTAAAAAATAATCATTCGTAGCGCCCGCCGTGAGCGTCTCGTTTGATGTTCGGGCGGTCTGTTCATATGCCGTGACCGACGTTAAGGCCGTCGTCCAAGAGCCTAGTGGAATAATATTTACAATCGTCGAGCTAGGCGCGAGCGAATTAATGGGAAGCAATAAACGCGGATCACTGCGCAAGTAACTACCTACTCCAATATCCCAAATACGGGTGTCGGTGTACGGCCCCCAAGTATTAAGACCATCGCCGCCGATGTAATCATCCATTCGACGCGAAGCAGTTTGCAACATTCGACGAAGCACCACAGTGTCCGCCGTCCAGTTGGACGAGTACGAAGTGCCCGCGAGGTAATCCCGCAGATTCGAAACGTTGGCGTATGTGTGGTAGATCGTCGGCATTGTTACCTACTTATTCTCAGCGGGTGTGCTTGCGTCTTTTGTGGCTTTTGTCTTGGCTACTTTTAATACTTCAAACGCGTAGGCATGATCGTCGATGATCGATTGAGCTACTTCGTATTCTTGCCCAACATCAAAAGCAACAAAGCTGCCTTCGACTGCTACGGGTTCGATGCATCTAACTTTCGGCATTTCATTCTCCTTTTATGTTGGGATGAGGCTGGCGGTATACTTTGCCAACCCCATCCCGATTACTCAAAACGCTTAGGCCATTTTGAGGATTTTGAACGCGGTTGGAAGAATGACCTCTTGATCATTTCTTTCTTGCGCCAGAAATCCCACCTGACCCGTTCCAGCATAGAGCTCGTTCAATCTTCTCACTGAACGTCCCTCTCTTCTCACCAAAGCAAATTGGTTCCAGTCTCCAAGAATGGCAACCTCGTTTCCAGTGGCTAGCGTAGTTGCTAGGTTGGTCGTGTTGTCATTATTGATAACTGGCTTATCAAATATCTGGCCATATGGGTCTGACGA